ATTATGAATGATAAACCAGAAGAACAGCCAGAAGAAAACCCAAATGTAGGTAAACAGTTTGAGGAAATTATGGGCAACAATTTTACACCTAAAGAAGAACAAGACATGAATGTTAAAGCATGGGCTGATCGTTTATGGGAAATTACGGGGGGCACTAATGATCCAGAAGAACAGCATGATCGTGATTATAAAATGCTACGTCAAAGAATGGCTAATTTTCCTGACAATATGATTAGAGAAAATGAAGATGGATTACCAGAAGTGTACAAAAAAGACTCAGATGGTTGGGAGCATGTATGGCACGGTTATGCCTATATTACTCATTACCATCCTAAGCATGGTCCGATTGAAGTAACTAATTTGCATGATTATTCATTAAATTGGGGCGAACAGCCATACGAAAAGGGTCAATTTATGCCACATGAGTTTTTACAGCATGTAAAAGATTTTGAACAAGAAAAGCCTAATTACAATAGTTGGTAAAAAATGAGAATACTAGTAGAAATAGATGGTGTATTAAAGGATAGAGAAGATGGGGTCATTTCTACCGGAGTATTAATGTACGGACCATTGACAGCCTATAATCAAATTGTATTAATGACAGAAATGACAGAGGCAGAAGCTAAGCGCTGGCTAGATGTCAATAAAATTGTAGATTATGATTTACTTATTGACAAGTCAGTTCATTTAGAAACTGAAAATCTACAAGAGAGGCAAATACAGGTAGCACGATCTCGTGGTAATATAGATTTGTTCATAACTTCTAACCCTAAGTTATGGGTATATGCATTTGATTTGGGCATACCTAGTTTGATGTTTGGTGTTCCTCAGTATTTAAGAGCTGAGTTTAGACCAGATGCACCTAAAAAGATTAGATCCTGGGATCAAGTACAAGACGCAATTGAAAAGCAAAATATATTAAAAACAACAGACGCAAGACTACAACGGACCGAAGGAATAAATTTTGAGTAACCTACCCGAAACACTAAAAATTGGTACACAGGTTTGGACTATTGTAGAGCATACCTCTAAAGAAGACGGCATGTTATATGAGGACAATTACGGATACACTTTAGAGCGTCGTAATATGATCGTTATAGACAAAGACGCACCTGATAGCCGTAAACGCCAAGTACTGATGCACGAAATATTTCATGCAATTCGGTTTACCTTTTTTACAGGTAATAAAATGGCACCAAAGTTAAATTTTGAAGACACAGAGCACTACTTTATAGGGATGTACGAAGAAACTATAATGATGGTGTTAAAAGACAATAAACCTGTATTGGACTATTTAATAGGAGAATAATGATTATTTTTGGTGGGGTAGAAATTCCATCAAATCGTACCCTGTTAGAACGATCAGGCGTAACCAATGTTATGCTAAATTACTGGGGATTACGTAAACGTGGATTACCAAAGAAAAAGACATATTTAATTGGTGAACATTTTTTGCCAGATATGAAAGTATGGGTTGATTCAGGTGCAGTACAAGCCGATAAAGCCAATTTATCCATAGCAGAACTACAAGAATACGCTGCCGAATATGAAGAGTTTATAGCCAATAATTATGACCGTATAGAGGGATTTACAGAGTTTGATAGCCAAATTTTGGGGTTACATACCATTATTCAAAATAGGGCAGTTTATGCAGGAGATCCAAAACTATGGGTAGTTTGGCACGAGTCATATAAAACCATAGTTTTAGAAGAATGGGCAAAAGAGCATTCTAACATAGCCATTCCAGGTACCGAAATCGAGGCTGTGCCGTCGCTAGCGGGCATTACAAGAAGAATACGACAAAATACCCGTATTTCATTCCACGCCCTTGCTACAGTCAAACCAGACAATTTACGGCAGATTCCATTTTCTACAGCAAGTACCCTATCCTGGTTAACTCCAATGCGAAGAGGCGAGACAATTGTTTGGGATGGTAGTAAACTAGTTAGGTATCCTAAAAAGATGAAGGATCAAGCTAGATTACGATATAAACCAATAGTAGATAAAGCCGGATTAGATTTTAAAAAGTTTGTGGATGACGATACTTTAGAAGCCACAAAAGTTGCAATTTGGTCCTATTTACAGTTAGAGAAAACAATGGATAAAGATAAACCAGATTTAAGAGTAATACAAGGCGGTTTATCCGAATCCTTGTTATCTGATAACAGTGATGATACCCTATATACAGGTTTGATGCAATTTGGGGGTAATGTATCTAATAACAGTGATGAAATGGATCTCAAAAAAGAACGTACAGAAGTAGTGCAAAGAGACCCTATGGAAGTCACTTCTATGCCTGTTTTTGGGTATGAATATAAGACTGTAATAGAAACAGAAAATGGAATTGATATTCTAAAAGATGTTCCAGTAGTCAAATCTCAAAGTATGAGTTTAAGACAATGCGACACCTGTTTTGTAGCTGCAAATTGTCCAGCATTTAAACCACAAAATACCTGTGCATTTAACCTTCCAATAGAGGTAAAAACCAAGGATCAGTTAAAGGCATTGTTAACTGCAATCATTGAAATGCAGGGGCAGAGAGTAGCATTTATGCGGTTTGCAGAGGAGATGAACGGTGGATACGCAGATCCAAATGTGTCTCAAGAAGTAGACCGTTTAATGAAGTTAGTTAAGTCTATGAAGGAACTAGAAGAGAACAGAGAATTTGTTAGAATAACTGCCGAACGTTCATCTAGTGGAGGAGTTTTGTCAGCTATATTTGGTGATCGTGCACAAGCACTTAGAGAGATGCCAAACACTATAAATGCAGACGATACTAACCGAATTATACGCGATTCAATAGAATAGCTGTTATCTGATAACAGTGGTTTTATGACCCTGAAACAAGGTCAGAAGTATTTTGAATTAACACGTGCAAAAAAATAGTTTTATGCGCGATTAGACAAACACACTTTTATGCGATACAATCGTATTCTGCTCAAATGCAAAATACCCCCTTTTTATTAATGGAGATCACTATGACCAATTTTTCCTTCAAACTATCTGAAGACTTTGTAGCTACCTATAAGGATAAGAAGCCACCATTTGGATATCAAGATGTCGCTGGCAACTCTGTAGGTGAGATTACCTTTTTACGCACCTATTCACGTAAGAAAGAGGATGGGACTAAAGAAACTTGGGCAGAAGTATGTGAGCGTGTAATCAATGGTATGTATTCATTGCAAAAAGACCACGCTAAACAAAACAGGCTACCTTGGAGCGACGCTAAAGCAGCTGCCAGTGCTAAAGAAGCCTATGATCGTTTATTCAACTTAAAGTGGACACCACCAGGTCGTGGACTATGGGTTATGGGTACTCCATTAGTAAATGAATATCGTAATTCGGCTGCACTACAAAATTGTGCGTTTGTTTCTACCTCAGAAATGACTAAAGCCAATCCTGCCAAACCATTTGCATTTCTTATGGAAGCCAGTATGTTGGGTGTAGGAGTTGGATTTGATGATAAAGGAGCAGATAAAGGGTTTGAAATTTATGCGCCTAAAAATGAGGTAGAATTTACTATTCCTGATACTCGTGAAGGATGGGCAGATAGCACTGTTGCCTTAATTAACTCATATCTAAAACCAGATCAGCCTATTTGGGTATTCAATTATTCAGAAATTCGTGAATATGGCGCACCTATTGCTACATTTGGAGGAACAGCATCAGGACCAGAACCACTAATCAAACTACACGATCATATTCGCAATCTATTTTTAGGTCGTACAGGACAGCTATTAACCCGTAAAGATATCGCTGATATCGGAAATATGATTGGTGTTTGTGTTGTATCTGGAAACGTTCGTCGTTCAGCAGAATTACTAATTGGAAGTATTGATGACCAAGAATTTCTAGAACTAAAGAATCCAGAAGTCAATCCAGAACGTATGGCTAACTGGGGTTGGATGTCAAACAACTCCGTAGAAGTATCTGTTGGTACAGACTTTACTCCTATTGTAGATGGTATTGCTCGTAATGGTGAGCCTGGAGTTATCTGGATGGATGTATCTCGTAAATATGGTCGCTTAGTAGATGCGCCTAATAACAAAGATTGGCGTGTAGCTGGGTATAATCCTTGTGCAGAACAAAGCCTAGAAAGTTTTGAAATGTGTACTCTGGTTGAAACCTATTTGAATCGTCACACAGATCTTGATGACTACAAACGTACATTAAAATTTGCTTATCTCTACGCAAAAACTGTGACTTTGCTTCCTACACATTGGGAAGAAACTAATGCTATTATGCAACGCAATAGGCGTATTGGAACTTCTATGTCTGGTGTAGCAAATTTTGCTGATAATAGTGGACTGCCACAACTTCGTCAATGGATGGATGAAGGGTACAAGATTGTATCTGAATATGATAAGAAATATTCAGAGTGGTTAGGTATTCGTGAATCTATAAAGACTACAACTATTAAGCCATCAGGCACGGTATCACTACTTGCAGGTGAATCTGCTGGAGTTCACTGGGATGTTGCAGGTCGTTACCAAATGCGCTTAATTACATTTGCTGATAATGATCCAATGTTGCCTTTATTTAAGATGGCTAACTATCGTGTAGAAGAAAGCGTCTACACAAAAGGATCTTCAGTAGTTTACTTCCCTATTAAATCAAACTCTGTTCGTTCTGCCAAAGATGTATCTATTTACGAAAAGATTGCCTTAGCTGCCACAGCTCAAAGGCACTGGTCAGACAACTCTGTATCAGTCACCGTATCTTTTAATCCTGAAACAGAAGCAGAAGATGTTGGTCGTGTACTTCATATGTATGATGGTCAGTTAAAGACCGTATCTTTCTTGCCTAGTGGTAATAAAGTGTATGCTCAGATGCCATATCAAGAAATCACAAAAGAAGAATACGAAGAATACGCTATGAAGCTCTTCCCAATTGACTTGGCTGGCATTTACTCTGGCTTGGCAGCCGATGCTATTGGTGAAGCTTACTGCACTACTGATGCTTGTGAAATTAAACTGGTTAAAGATAACCAGTAATAAGTAAAGAAAAACCCCCTGGTTTTATCCAGGGGGTTTTTGCTATAAAGTATCAACTATTCTTACAAACCTTATTTGGCTATATTTGTAATCTGTCAATGGTTGAATTATAGTTGTACCTGATCCGTAATTCGCATTAATGATTTTACCATTACCAATATAAATTGCTGAATGATAAAAGTTAGTTGAACCATTATACGCAAATACTACAATGTCTCCTACTTTTGGCTTAGAGACGCGCTTGCCTATATGAGCTTGCTTATTTGCTGAGTGTGGTAATTCTAGACCGAATCTTTCATAAGTCCAGCGTACTAGACCTGAGCAGTCCCATCCACGAGGACTAGAACCTGCAAACACATAGGATGTTCTTCCTACACGAGTTTTTAGGTACTTAATTACCTTCTTCATCTGTATTGTATTGCGTTGTGGTTTTACCATTTGGTAAAAGGTTTTAGGTTTTACCGGATCTTTTATTACTGACTTAGTTAAATGAGTAGTGCCTGCCGTAGAAACAGACGCTGAACACCCAGCTAATAATAGTGCTATAAGAACCGATATTGTTATTCCTTTGTTCATCATAGAACCTCCTATCCAAGACTACTTATGCAGAAAGAGTATCTACACAGCCAGCCTTTGTATTTGTCAATGGTGTGGTTTTTTGATGTAGTTCTATTTTACCGGTCTTTACGCCTGGGGTTCTTTTTAACTAAAACTAATCCATAACGCCTAAGATCACTCTGCATATTGGCAAAAGCCCTTTTATCAGAAGGGGTAGAAGAAGTTATTACCATTCCACCTGTTGGCGATAACCACTTATAATGACCATTATTGCCACGCTCTACCTTCCAGCCTTGTTCTTCTGCTGTTTTTATTAGTTCCTTTATATCTTTAGAATTCAAAATGAAACACCTTCTTTTCTTGTTTATCTTTACATTCAAAACAAATAAATACTTGGTAATCAAGACAAGATCCACAAGTACAAGACATATCTTCTAAAATTGTTTTGTATTCACTACACCAATCACATTTAATAGATTTCCCCATTATATAGTCGTAGGTATTAGTTTCCATCAGAGTATCCTAATTGTAAAAATGTATTATCTAATTTTTTTATTGCTGTTTCTAGATCCTTTATAGTACCAAAATCGTCATAGAGTCCTTGTGTAGATTTTAGTTCCATAAGACTATCTAGAAGAATAGTCATAACTAATGTTGCTTCATCTTCTGTGAGTAATTCGTTATTGTTTAACATTAAACGCCATACCCATCTTCTTCGTACAAACGCCAATCAACTTCGTCCCATTGCAATTGTGTTTTTACAGAAGCTAATGCGTCAATTAAATCATTTATTTTGTCGTTAGCGTCGTGTTCTGAATCTGCTTCAAATTCATAAACTATGAATTCTACCCTTGCTGTATACCTAGCCATTAGTTGTTATCTCCTTCAAATTCGACATTGTAAAATGTTCCTTCTTCTTTACAAACACTACAAATATATACCATAGTGCCGTCAATACCATTTGCTCCATAATCTGCATCCATTTCAAAGCAGTTATCACATAAATAAGTATCTTTTGGTTTCATTATTTAATTTCCTTTTCTTATAGCCTAGCAGTTGTTGTTGTAAACTCTAGGAGATTTGTTAGTTCTGGTGCAGAATGTTTTTTAATGTGTGATACAAACCTTCCTGCAGAATGAACCCGTGTTATGTTAAATGCAGGAGTTAATAATCCCAGGTTATCTAATGCGTTTACTTCTGCATCTGATAGTTCCATAAACCCCATCATTTTAGAATGCCAAGGACCTCCATATAAAACTTGATAGCCCTTACGCTTTATAATTTGAGCCACAAAAGCTTTGCGATCCTCATTAAATTCAATAACAACATTCCAGTTATAAGGTAAATTGTCTTCCATTAGTTATCCTTCCTAAACTTTAATGCTAGTTCATAGATTAAAGTGTCAATAAATTCAGATGCCCTTTCATCAAGTTCATCTACTACTTCTTTCCATTGCTCATCTGTAAGTTTTATAGACAAATCTTCATCTATCCAACTTTCAAAGTTTTCCTTATCAAATGGGAATGATTCAAATGCTTTTTGTTCTTCCATTAGTTATTTTCCTTTTCTTCTATTACCCATAAGTATTCATAGGTAAGTGGTGCTGTTCCAGTATCTTCAGCCCAGTTGAACTGACTATACCATTCATAGTGTTTTGCAAGTAATGCTGTCCGGTGTGTTGTAGCAACTTCTTCTACTATACAAGGTGGATAGGACAAAACATTAGACACTTTGCCTTTTGCTAATGCTACTTTAAAAGTTGCCTTAGCCTTGGTGTCTATTGTGGTTTTGTATTGTCTATCACGCCATTCATCACACATAGCAATAATGTAATCAAGTAAAGCGCGTTCATAGCCACGCCACATCTTTACTGCTGGATGATTACGCCAACCTTTAGGAATACGATCATTGCCATCAGGGTCTAGTTCAGTAAGCGTCATAAGGATTTGCCAGCCTTCTAACGCCTGTTTGTTTAGGCGTTGATTATCAAGCACTTTAGCAATTTCCCTAAAGTTAGTTGTTGCTATTGGTATAAATGTTTGCATTAGTTTCCTTCACACTCACATTCATCATATACCATTTGGCATTCAATGCAACAATCGCATTCTTCGTTAGAGTAGTTGCCACATACTTCGCAGTAAAACCCCCACTCTTGACCTAAGACATCTATATATGGCATTAGTTATCTTCCTTTGTGGTAGTGCTTGTGGTCTTGCTTGTGGTCTTGCTTGCTATTTCTTCTAGAATGCTGTGTAAAGCTTTTGCTACTTCTGTTTGCTTTGCTATTACGGCTTCATTGAACCTTTCAACAATCATAATAAAGATTTCGCCACGCTCAATAGCCTTGCCCATCTCTGCTGATTTGTCAATAAGGTTTTCTATTTCTTTTTGCATTTTATTTCTTTCTTTTTATTGGTCTTGCTTCTGCTTGTGCTTCGGCTTCTGGTTTGTCTTCTGCTTCTGCTTGTGCTTTGGCTTCTGCTTTGGCTTCTGGCTTACATTCGCAATCGCAAATGACTACCTTTTGCCCTGTGTTGATTTTTATCCTACACCCTTCGTGGTGTTTTGTAATACACCAGCCACATTTTATCATTGTCTTTATCCTTCTTTGATTATGGTAAGTTGTGCTTTGCTTTTGGTATTGCTTCTGGTTTGGCTTCTGGTATTGCTTCTGGCTTTGCTTTGTCTTTTGGTTTGGATCGGGCTTTGTAGTTTTAGATCGCTGCCAAATCTAAATCTGGCAGCCAACATAAATCCAATACCGATGGCTTTGCTTCTGCTATGGCTTTGCTTTGTCTTTGCTTCTTCTTGGCTTCTTCTATTAGTCATTAGCCCTGATGCTGTCTATGAGTTTGGTTATGTCGTCAATAACATTTATAGTTGCCGGTTCTATCTTGATTTCCACAGGCTTACCCTCGCTGTTTCTGGCGATACCTGCCCTGAGTAGTAATAGTCTGCGCTTGATGTCGTATAGCGCTGTATGCGCTTGCTCTATTTGCTGTTGTTTGCTTGGTCTAGTCATTAGATAATCTCCTGTGGATAACTCTGTGGATAAGTGAGCCGATAACTATTATTATGTCAAGTAAAAAAAATAAAAACAAAAAAAATAATAAAGGGCTAACCGGATTTAGTCCTGGCTGGACTAAACCCGATCTAGCTGCCCGGTTATTCATCATCATAGTTATTAGGGTTATCTAGTTTTATTTTGCTTGGATAACTGCCATAGATGTCGTAATACTCATCAAGGTCGTTCAGTATTTTAGACAGGTCATAGATAGCCCTTTTTACGCTGTCTATCTGTTCTGTGGTAGGCAAGGATTTTAGGTATCTAGGGTTTTTGGGGTGGTTGTCTGGTTGGTAGTGTCTAGGCATTTGAGTTTTCTTTCAGCGTGTCCATAATGGCGTTGTCTAGTATGTCCATAATCGCCTTGTAATGCTGTGGGTGGCTCTGCTCTAACTCTGCTATTTCTTTACCTAGCAAGTAGTAGGGATTAGCCTGTATTCCCCTTTTACGCTGTTTTGATAGCCATTTCTCTACATCTGCGAGCCTATAAACTCGGTGCTTGCGAATACTGCCCTTGCCGATAAATACAGGGTTTTCTGGCGTGTCCTTTTCGAGCCACCTGTGAATAGTTTTGAGTGGCAGGTTAGCCAATAGCGCTATCTGTTTTGGCGAGTATAGTTTCTCGTTAGTTGTCTGTTCTGGCGAGTTCATTTCTCTTTCTTTCTCGGTCAAGCTCTTTTTCTAACTCTGCTTTGTCCTGTTTGAGTTGGTAGATAACTTCCATAAAGTCTAGTAGGTGATCTAGTGGCAACTTGTAAAGGTGATACTCGTTTTCTAGTTGGTAGTTATCTAAATCGTCTGTAAATGCCCCTGCTAAATGTTCTAGTTCTGGGTAGTGCTTACGCTGGAATACCACCCTAGTTGAGTTTTGGATAACAGGTTCTGGGTCTAAATCGCCTAGTCCTACTCTGTGTTCCTGAGTAAAGGCTTTTATCTGTTCTACTAACTGCTCGACTTTGTCCTGTGCGAGTTTGGTTTGGCTATTTAGTATTTGCCTTTTTTTCTCTTTCAGTTGCTCAATAATCTTGTAAAGTTCTTTTTCTTTTTGCCATTGTTGTTCGACTACTGACCATAACCCCCGTAAATCATCTGGTTTCGCTAGGTAATACTTTTCGCCACTAGGGTTCATCTTTGGGTGCTGTATTTCTTTCACCAATAGGACATAGCCACGACCACCCGGCTCTGCTACATTAGGGTTGTTTATGACTTGTTCGGCAGACTTTACTTGCTGTTTGTCCATTGAGCTTCCATACCACCCGAACTCTCGTTGCCACATTAGCTTTTTTGTAGATACAAGTTGGACTACCGAACTTGTATTTGCTGTTGGGTTGGAATACTGCGACATAACGAACAAGGTGTTTGGGTCTGCCGAGTGCTGCTTTTTTAGCTCTTTTAGGTTCATTTGCTTTGCTTTCTCTTACTTCACTAGCGCATTTGCGATAGCGAACTGAACTATGGATTTGGCTAACCCGATTAGGTCTGTCGGGTTTTTGATGTTGGCACTAATCAAACTTTCGTGCCTGTTGTTAGTTTCATTACCGATAATCGCTATGGCAGTTAGCACTCCACTTGCCGATAGCACGCTAATAATCTCGTCGCATTGTTCGCTGTTTCCCCACTCTCCGTCTGTAATGGTGAATAGGACTTTTACTCTGCGCTTGCTGTTGGCGAATACACTTTGAGCATAAAGTAATGCGTCTTTCGGGTCTGTTCCCCCACCTGTGCCAGCATCTCTTATTTCGCCTTTGACCTGATCGCCAGGCTCATACAACATTTCAGCGTGCTCGTTATAGGTGATAACTTGGCAACCAGCGTTGATAGCCTGTAAGCCCATTTTGATAGCGAACATAGATTTATACGCTTTTAGTGCCTTGTCGTTATCACTCATAGAGCCAGAGTTATCTAACAGGATTACAGCTTCGATGTCGGTGGCTTCTTCCTGCCCATCTTGCCACTCGTCAAATACTCGTTCAGGGTCGTTCTCTGTTAGGTATCTGTTGGCGTTGATTTTGCCTTCGTCTTGGCGATACTTCCAGCCCGGTTCTAAGTCGCTTTTTATGCGTTCTAGTTGTATGCCGAACTGCCGACCAGCACTAAGGGTTTTGTGGTCTATGGTTCTGTTGGAATAACGAGCCTTGCTAGGTGTTTTAGCATTAGTGTCGTTTAGGTCTAAGTCTGCCCTGAACGCTTTGATGTCTTTTTGGACTTCATTACGCACTTTGGACAGGTCTTTTTCCCATAGGTCGCTGATTTCTTTTTCTAGTGCTGGCGTTAGCTCTGCTTTCTCTTTACCTGCGCCATTAGCGTTTTCTTGGTTCTGGTTTTCAGGTTTGTCGTTGCCTGTTTTGCCACCACTCGAACTAGGCATAGGCAAGCAACCCTGCTCATTACCTTTACCCTGTTTATGTGTCGGGTCTATTGGCAAGTCAATAGGTTTGTTAGGCGCTTGCTGATTAGTGCCATTAGTGTTTTGTGGTGTTTGTCGGCTTGCTGACTTCTGCGCTTGTTCCTGTTCCTTGATAGAGAGTGGGCGTGAAGTGCTGCTTTCTATTTCGTCATTAGAACGCTTTTCGTGTCCATTGGGGCTAGGTATTCCTTTTGTTCCAGACTTGTCTATTAGATCACCTAACAACTCGTTTAGTCTGCGCAAGATTTCTAAGGCTCGCATAACAACATCATCATTACTGAACACCATTAGGCGATACTCGTTGAGCAACATTTCTATCTCGTCTGCGTGTTCAGGTAGAGCAAAGACATCTCTTAGAGCCTGTCTAATCTGTAAAGGCAGATAAGTCCTGCCAGCGACTATTACGAACTGCGCTGAAAGGTCAAGTCCAGGCGATAATAAGTGCCTGAATACACTTGCGTTGAGCCACGCTGTAATGTTCGTTCCAAACCTGCCAATAAGCAAGGTTTCTATTCGGGCATCTTCGGCTATGTGGAATACCTTGTCTAGCTTCTCTTTGGCAATAATGCGCCTGTAAGTTGTGGCGTTTCTAGGCGTGAATAAGATGTGGCAGACTTCGTGAAGTGTAAGTCCTTTTAGCGCCATAGCGTTTTTCGGGTCGGTAATGTCGGTTAGGTGATTAGCACCAAACACGATTACTTTGCTAGTAGAGAATACAGGCACGCTACTTTGCGCTACCACCATACACTCGACAGGTCGCAAGGTAATAACACTCGAATAGCGAGAATACACCTGACTAACTCTCTCTATTCGGTCTAGTGCCTTTTGTAGTTCTGTTCTCTCGGCTGTATCCCATACGACACAACCATTAGGCGAACCATAACCGAACCCGGTATTAGCTGCGTTTGTGTTCATTTTGTTTTTTCTTTCTTTTTCAGGGGCAGAATAAGCCGAGTTTTCGGCTCGGCTTATTCTTGCTCTCTCTTGGTCTGGATTAGATAGTGTAAGCGCCTAAGTCAATGCCTAAGTCGGTGCTTATTCTCTCGGCATAAGTGGCGAGCAACATTTCCACGCTGGCTCGTTCATCACTAGGGAAGTTTTGGACAAAGTTATAGGTGGCGAACTCAAAGCCTAAGCCTTTGGCAACTTCGACGAACTCTTTTAGTAGTCGGCTACTAATCGGGGTGCTGAACTTGTTTTCGTTTCTGGCTAACTCTCTCATAGCCTTAGCCAACTCCAACAGGCTGTCGCTAGGAATAAACTTGCGTTCTAGGTTCTCGTCATAAACGAACTCAACCTTTATGGCATACCGATCCATAAATGCCTGGTCGGGTTTGCTCACGCCACGATACTCTAAGTTAGCGTCTGCGATAATCAGGCAGTTTTTATGAACCTTGATTTTCTCGTTCTTGTGTGTGTCCAGCGTTAGTTCTCTCTCTTGGAGAATACGCAAGAATAAGGCATTAGCCTTAGCACTCATACGGGTAGCTTCGTTGATAAGGACTACGCTTTCCTGCCCTAGTGCTGTTGCGAGTTCGCTGTTGTGCCACTCTAACTGCTCGCCCACTCCGGTTGGCACGAACCCACCCTGAACAATGCGAGAGTTCATCTCGGCATTACACTCAACAATGGCGATAGGCAGGTTTCGGCTTGCTGAATACCACTCTGCCGTTGATGATTTGCCTGTTCCTGCTTCACCTGTAATCATTACTGCTTTTTGATTAGCCCTAGCGAAGTCGAGTATCTCGCCAATGTTTTTTCCTGCCACTTCTCTTGGGAAGTGTCCTGCTGGTTCAGGGTCGGTCATTTGTGGTCTGCGAAGTGTTGCCCACTCTCGCCCTGTGTAGTTTGGTGCTGGTGTTTCTAGTTGTATTTGGATAGCCATTTTAGGCTCTCGCTTTCTCTTGGTCGGGTTAGATAACTAACTCTTGTTAGTCGTGGGTTGTCGGGTATCGCACACCGAATAATCGCCACTAGGCGCAACCCTGTTTTTAGCTGCTTAGTTCTAATCAAGGCGAGTGGTTATGGATCACTTTGTTTCCTTTCTCTTGGTTAGTGGTTGGCACAGGCGCAGTTCTCGTCGCAGTTCCAGCAAGAATAGTGGTCGCTATCGTCGCACTCGTTAGGGTCATCATCATAGGCATCACAGCCATACTCGGTATCGTGTTCGAACCGACAGCCACAAGCCTTTCCACAACACTCGGCACAGGCACGACATAGGCACTCGTAAGCGTCTAGCCTGGCATTTATTTTTTCTAGCCATTTAGCTTTACTTGCCAGCGCAGTAAAGTCTTTTCTGTCCAGCAAGGTTTCTATCGCTGTTCGTTGTAGTTTGTTGCCACCACCCTTATTCACCTCGAATAGCACCCTTGCCCACATTTCGTTTGGCAACTCCTTTCGGCAAGTTCCCATAACATTTATCCACTCGACAGCGTGGCTCTCAAACAAGCGTAAAAATCTTGCTTCATTTCGCAATACTCTCTCGCAAGTTTCCAGCAAACTCTCGTTATCGCAGGTGGATAGCATTTCTCTATTTACACCGAACACGAAATAGCAAAAAGTAGTATGGTGTTGCCAAAAGGCTCGTAGTTCATCTCTGGTCATAACCGACAGAGCTGCGTTTTCTTGGTCTAAATCAGCCTGAAATCGCCTTACGACACTATCTAGCATTATGGTCAAAGTGTCGAGCCTGTCTATCAAACTTACATCTCGCAGTTCTGCGCCTGTCGAATAGCCTTGCTCAAACCACGCTTTCTTTTCTCTTGCGCTGTGTTCGTATTGGGGCAAGGTATCATCATCAGCCATACTCATTTTTACTCTCCTAGTGGGTTAATGGTCGTGGTCGCACTCATCATCATCATCACCATCACACTCGGTTTGGTAATGTTTTTCGTGCTGTTGGGTCAATAGTTCTCGCAAGCCGAGCAAGGTGTCCTGTCTTTCTCTCCACTCTTTCACTTCATCTGGCGAGTTTTTGCCCTGTATCAACGCCATAGAACAGAACTGATAAAGCATTTTCACTCCTGTTCCTAGTGCGTGGATTTCGTCGTGGCTAAGTTGGATAGTTGCGTTTCTAGGGTTGCCCAATGGATCAGTTCCGGGTGCTGCTTTTTCTGGCTCACTCTGTTTCTGCTGTTCCTGCTCAATAAGTTTGGCAAGTTCAGCGTTCAGGTCGAACAGGGTTTTATCCTGCTGTTCTGGTGTTTCACCTGCCACTTGTTCGTGTTCTGGCTGGTCTGGTTGCTCTGCTGGCATCTCTGGTTGGTCGTTCATTAGTCCCACTCGCTATCGAAGCTCATAAGGGTTTCTCTGGTTGGTGTGCCTAAACCTGCGTTTAGTTCTGGCTCATACTCAAACGAGTAGCGTGTGATTTGGTTAGCGCTAAATGGGCAACTCTCTTGCTGGCAGTTGTGGTCTGGCGCTTTTTCGGTGTGGCGAACTATTGCTCTTTCTTCCACGACAACCTGACTAATAACTAGGTCGGCAATAGTGTAAAGAAACTCCTTGCCTAAGTTTTGTAGTGCTAGGTCGTTGATTTGGTCGGTAATAGTGTCGAGTATCTCGGCAACTCTGTAAGCGCTTAGTTCTAGTGCTTCTTGGCTTGCTACCTTATCAAACTCGGCAAGGTGGTCTGCGAGTTCGTCTGGGCTAACGCCACACATAAACAGCGTATTTTCAGGGCTGATTAGTTCTCTGTCTAGCGCAAAACTGACCTTTTCTGGCAAGTTTTCTACGCTGATTTCTGGGTTTTCCATTTTGGTTTTTACTCCTAAATAGTCGGGTTATAGCTAAGCGTTTTTGCTTAGTGGTTTTACATTACGACTACACCCAGACAAACACACCTGATTTAGCCCGATTTGACCCCTGCCCCTATCTCACACCGATAAGGGTATAAATACCTGCCCTGAACCACAGCACCGGAACTGCGACCAGGAGTTAGCTGCTTAGATCACTTTGCCCGGCATAAAGAAACTCCCCTAGACACATACAAACTAGGGGAGTTTTTGGAGTTCTTGTAGGCAATAACTTTTATCTATTCATAGGCACTCATTTCTGTCGGTGGATAAAGACTACTGCCATTTTTTACCAAGCGCAGTAAGTAGGACATTTGGCGATACTTTCAGCACGATACATAGGCGAGCAAGCGTGTCGGCTGGCACTTCTCGTTGCTGGTGGAAATACCTAGACAAACTCGACTTCTGGAAACCATTGGCAAGCGCAAACTGATTTAGCGACTTGTAGCCCCGTCTGGTGTATTGAGCAACAAACCACGCCCAAGTGTTTTCTCTGGTCATTTCTAGCACTCCTTACAGGTGGCGTAGGTGTCTAGCAATACAGCGCTGGTGGCAAGTGTCGTGAATAGGCTTCGAGCTTCGTTGCTGGTGTTTTCTACAAATAGGCAGAGCCAAACAATAATGTTTTTCTCATCAACGAACCGATTTACTTGCCCGACTACTCGTAGCGCTGAACCATTGGACATAAACACTTGCTCTGGCTCTAACGCTAATGCTGGCACTTCTTTATAGCGCAAGTGCTTATGCTCTTGCTCTTTCTCTCTTGTTATCACCATTTCTGGCAACTCCTTATCTGGTAGTGAATACTCGACTAACTGCCGAATAGAAACAAAGATACACCCGACCAGAAACAAACACCAGATAGGCACAGCAGGACACGCCACAGGATAAAAGCGCCAAGAACCATAAAAAGCAGCGTTGCCCGGCATAGCTAAATCAACCACAGCACACCACAGCACCACAGCACAGGACACTCCACACAGGACACAGGACACCACAGGACACACTCCACACCTGAACCACAGAGCAACACCACTCGACCTGGACTATTTCGTGCCACTCGATCTGGTGGCTCTTGCTCTCCTAATCGCAGCTAGTCCAGGATCACTATTACCTGATAACAACACCCGGCAACCCTGCCTGACCTGACCACACCGACCGGAAGTCCTGCCCACTCGCCAGCAGTAGCCCGAAATAGCCCTGAAACCCTTATGTTTATTGGCATACACGCTAAAACGCCCATACACGCCCTTTCAGCACCTAATCCACCTATCTATCCATCTACGCTACTAAACCCGCCTACGCTTGCCACAGCGCCTATTTGACCCTATTGCTGTTTATTGGCGTGTCGTATTGACCATAGCACCAACTAGGCACTATACTTCGCCACCTGTTCAGCACCCGATTTGACTAATCCGGATCATAGCTGTATAGTTCGCCCAACCCCCAGAATAATCGTTATCAAATAGTTATGAAACCTACGGCGTGTCGTCTTGACTTTTCGACCCCCACCGGTTAGACTACGAGCTTGCTGGGTATGTCCAGGACAAATCCACGCTTGGTACCAATAAAGTTAGGCAGTAGCCTATAATTAGCTCTATGACAGAATTAAACCCCGATCAGTTCCCTAAACACGAGGTTACCCCTGCTCAACAGGCGTACTTAGATAGAATTGGCTATGATTTAAACGACCCTAAAGTTCAACAGGGTATAGGTATTGCTAGACGCCCTAGCACAGATAAATACCCAAAGGCAAAAAAGCGCGTTATTGCTTATACAGATGACTTTCACGGTCTTACAGCGTGTACTAGTTGCGCTAAAGGCACTAGTGAAATGGACCCTAAAGTAAACCCATTTGTACATCCTCTATACAATACTGAAGTACAAGTTACTCCTGGTAGCGATGCCGGTGATCTTATTGTGTGTACTTGGAATTGTGGTAAAAACATTGTCGGCAGAAGAAAGGACTTTGGCTACTAATGAGCAGAAAAGAAGCCTTTGACTTTGGTCGTGTGCCGGCTGTGCTATACCATGGTGCAGATAGGTTATATAGAGACTCTATTGCTTCTAAAGGATTACGAGGCGGTCACGTTACTGATGATGTTGATTTAGCTGCTGAATATGCTGCTCCCGATCTTTATGAGGTAAGAAAACACCCTAATATAGTCCAAGCAGCAGGAAATGGCGGTGCAGACTTTTGGGATGTTAATTCTGGTGTATATTGGGCTAATAATGTGCCGCCAAGCCATATTAGGCGTGTAGGTCACGTTATAGCACATCTAAATGAAGACGGTGAAGAAGAACACCATGAAGTACACTGGCACCTTAAAGAAGAGTGCCCTATAGACTACGATATGACTCACCCTTTAGAGAGTGAAGAACACTATGGTAAAAACACTCGTCCACATCCTACAGACCCTAACCTATTAGTGAGTGACTATTAATGTCAGAATTAAACCCAGATCAATTTAATGGCATTGTGTTATACCATGGGTCAGATGCAGATATTCCTATTGGCGATGTTGTTGAGGCTCGTGGAAGCTGGGTAGCTGGAAAGTATAGAACTGAACCAGAGCATAGAAAAGCATTTGCCACGGTAAGTATGAGAGAAGCAGGTGGGTGGGGTAAAAACATTTATCAAGTAGAGTATCAGGATGGAGAAACTCCTAGAGAAGTACCTGATGTTGAAGGAGCTAGAAGGTTTACTAGCCAAAAAGGGTTTAGAATTATTGCTAAAATAAATAGAAAACGTTATGGACTTTAAAGGATAACTATGGAAATTCCTAGACAGTTTCAGCACCTATATTTTCACGTAAGTGATCGTAAAAATCGCAAAAGTATCGAAAAAACAGGTACTTTGCGTGCTACGCCTATTTATAAGAATGTAGACGAAGAAACCGGTGAAAAAGGCGTTTTTGTAACAACAAGACCTAGTGATGAGTATGGCGACGATATTTACGCCATGGATCTAAAAAACTATGATTTACAGCCTACAGAAGGCTACCATTACAATCCACAGCCTTTTGATATGATTGTTTTAAATAGAAATGTATCTGATGTAAAAAGAGTAGGGCATTTTTATAGACCAGGTGGCTATGTAAGCGAAGTGCA